GTCTTCACTATAATCATTCTTACCTGCCTGCCAAACAAGAGTTTGTGGAAGTTGTGTCTGACGAATCATCACAACTTGCATATAACGGTCAAGTTCAAGTAGGTCTTTTGCTTTAATAGGTTTCATTTTCCAAATCCTTTTGATGTTTTTGCTTCTAATTCTGCAAGTTCTTCTTTGACGACTCGCAGTTGTGATTTCATTTGCTTAAGTTGTTCATCAGAATATAGGTGGTCCTGCTTGATCAATCTTTCTAGTAGTTTTACAAGTTTTTTTGCTCTTACAGACATCAGTTAAAAAACCTCATCATAGTCAATTTCCTCTGGTTTAATGTCATCATACTTATATTGTGGTATATCAGAATATATCTCTGCCTTGAGAGAATCTAAAAGCAATTCCATATTCCGAATAATGAGTTTTAGTCTTTCAGTATCCATTTAGATTGATATTCTGAATTCATTATACAAAAAAAGAGAGGACTTGTCAATCCTCTCTCGAAAACCCTTTTTGGGTGAATTTTTTGGGGAATTTTTTTCCGCCTTTCTAGGAAATCACTTTCGCTTTTTCTTTTCGGGTGCTCTGTATCCCCATAGTCTAGGAGATACTCTTCCGTATCCAAAGTCAATTTTTTGAACAGATCCGGGTCCAAACTTATCATAGTACATATCAAAAATTTTAACTCTAGTTCCACGACATAAGTCTACGTGAGTCTCATCATTTACACGGTACACAATTAGATAAGCATCATTTGGTAGAGAAGGATCTTTTACTTGAGCAAGAGTAGTACGTTCAAAAAGAATTTCACAACCGTAACGAGAGGAAGTTTCTTTTTTTTCTTCTGGAGTCCACTGCATAATTTCTTCCTCTACTACTACAGTTTTACTCACGAACGACCTCCCCATACAATTTCTGGGTATGCCTGAGAAACAAGTTCTTTTGTGATTTTGTATTTCGTCTCAAGTTGTTTATCTTTGACCAAGCACAGAATCTCTGCCTCTAAAGGATGAAGACCCTGAAGAACATTAATAAACATCGTTTCTCTACGAAGAGAACTCAGACTATCATTTCCACCCTTAATAAAATTATAAAACTTTGAATATTCTTTACGAATTGATGAAAAACCCTGATCTTGTGAACCAAGTGAATTAGAACCAATTTCACTCATTTTCCCCACGGCATCATCAATCTTCTCACTTAGGGTTCCACTAAATGAACCCTGCTCTCCCACACTCGAATAAGGAACAATACCTACTGGAAGAGCAGATGTCAAACTTTCATCAAAGTTCCAGATAAAAATTGCCCTGAGTGATGGGTCATTATATTTTTGTAGAACTTCAACTTTTTTAATATTGGTTCTTTGCTTTGATACTAAATTCAGAACCTCAAAGGTAAAAGGATTTGCTGGCAAATCAATACTTACCGCTGGGGTTGTTTTTGCTTTTGTTTTTGTCGCTGTCATAATTGTTTAATATGTAATTATAATCTTAATGATATTTAGAGTTTATTCTTCTTCATCGTCATCATCATCATCGTCATCATCAAAGTATCCGGGTTCAAATCTTACAGAAACAATTTCTTCATCAATAAGATCGCCGTCCTTATTATAAAACTCTGGATGATAGGCAATTTGCTTTGGTCCTTCCTGATGAGTCATCATATATTCTCTGCCGACCCAACCCAACATGAGACCCATTATAAAAAATAGTACGGTTAAGAATGAACCTATAACTAAACTAGTTGCCAACATTTTTTTTCTCCTGGGAAACTACTCGACTTTCCTTGACTTTATCGAAAATTCAAGATAGATGGTTATTTCTCGTTTGAAACAGGAAATCATCTTCTCAAATATAAGATGAAAAAGTTTAGGTTGTTTTCTTTTTCCTCCAGTAAGTATAAGTTCTACACCACGGTTCGGTGTTATATCATTATTTATGTCTGACATTATACCATTTGTTGTTCCTTCAGAAACTTAACGGTGTCAGTGCAACCGCCCAATCTCTTGTCGTCACAAATAACCTGTGGAAATGTAGAACCTTCACCAAACTCGGCATAGAACTCTTCTCTGGTGAAGTCCTTGTTAAGATTATACACCACGAAGTTATTATTTGTCAACTCCAAAACAGTTTTAATCTTGTAGCAATATGGACAATCATCCTTTGAATATACGGTAAAGTTCATATTTGTGTTATGTAAAAAAGTATTTAACTATGTTTGCAATTTTAACTCATTTAAATTTTTATTTTGCCCCTTTGTCTCCCACCAATTCATAATTTCGTCACGAGATTTTACATTTAACCAATTATCATCCCTCCCACTCCAAGTAGACTTAAAAGAAACATTTTCAACAAATAATGGAAAAGTATAAATTCCTCCTTCAAAAGAAGAATAAACTATATTTTCCACATGAGGAAAAAGAAACCAATAAGAATTCCTCTCTTTTTCCCTAAGTTCTTTATCAGTTCCTTTATATTCTAAATGAATAAAATCTTCTGTATAGTAATTTTTTATTAAATTTTCTGCATGTTTTCTACTGATTAGATAAGCACAAGCAGACCAATCACACCAACATCTGTTTCTCAATTTAACTTCTGGATTAAAGAAGCAAAACATATCTTCCCGGATTAAACATAATTGAATGAGATTCCAGTCTTGTGGCAAAGAATTGAAAAAATCTTGCCAGGTAAAATTCCAATATTTTACGCTATCAAAAGAAAAGTCATCTTCGCAAATGAATGTATATTCTTCATCTGTACTTTCATACCATTCTCTAATTGCTTTTAGATGTGATGTAACTACACCTTTACCAGTATCATTGATTAAAGGTCCTTCAATAATTTTATGATCTTCATCACTATATCTTTTGTAAATATGAGGTGTTACATCAGAAATTTTATATTGTTCAAACATTTCATAAAGAATATTTCTTCTATCTTGAGATTCCTCAATACTTATAAAATTTACTGATGGAAAGTTTTTTAATTTTTCACTCATAGTAATCTCATTAGGGACTTGAAAAATCCAGCAATTATACTTTGCCTCGAATTCAGAAAATTCTTCATTTACTGCCTGCTTAACTCCTGGATAATAATCAAAGTCATCGATATAATAATCATGCCCGGCAAGTATTCCACCAGGTTTAATTTTAGGTAACCAAGCAATAATATCTGCTTTTACATCTTCATATTCATGAGAAGCATCTATAAAGACAAAATCCAATGAATGATCACCGAATCTAGATACTGCATCTAATGATTTCATTTTTAATGGCGTGTAATAAGATTCAACTGGTTTCATATTACTCAAGAATATATCATAGAGTCTAGATAACTCTTCCATTCCTTTGTTCTCAATACTTCCTTCCCAAGTATCTACACAGTAAAAATCAATTTCTTTACATGAATTTGCAATTTCTACTGCCATATATGCAGAAGATTTTCCCTTCCATGAACCAACTTCCACGAATTTACTACCAGAAGGAAATTTTTCAACCATAGACTTGTATAAATCTGGATAAGAAAACCACTCTTCTCCAAATTCTGGGTTTTGACATATATGATTAATCGTATTGCAAGGAGTTAATACTTTTAGATTAAAATCATCTAAATTTTTATCTCGACCTTTTATTTTCCACCAATATTTTACATAATTGGAAGAATCAATTTGAGACCCTTTGTGAGTTTGTTGAATAAAATGCTGATAAAAAGTTGATACAAAGTTTGTATTTTCATAAAATAAAGGAATTGTATATGCATCTACATTTGCTAATGAAAATAAACAATACTCTATACAAGGAATTACATCATAATCTTTGATTTTTAGATAATATTTATTTTCTTGATAAAAATATTCAATTAATTCTTTAGCATAATTTCTTCTGATTAAATATGATCCGGCAGACCAATTCCACCATTCCCGCTGATTCAATTTCATATCATTATCTTCAATCCCATGTTCCTTAATTAAAGATAATTGAATTGTTTTCCAATTTTTTGGTAGGGCACTTGCAAAATCTTGCCAAGTAAAATTCCAATCATCTGCGGATTGTATTGCCATATCATCTTCAAAGAAGATTGCATACTCAGAATCTGAACTATTATACCACTCTTCAATTGCTTTTAAATGTGAAATTGCTGCGGCAATTCCACCAGAGTCCATTTGATGAAAATGAACCCCATCAACAGTATCATTTTCTATACAATAATTAATTTTCCTACCATCATATGCTTCAATCATTTTTACATTTTCAATTCCATTTAAAAGAAATTGATTTTCAAATGATTGCTGCCTATCAATATAATCACTTAAAGAAATATAATAAACTGGTGGAAAATTAGTTAATTTATCTTTCATTATCAATCCTCCGTATCGAAGAAAAACATTTGCCATAATCTTGCATTTTCCTTCACAGTACCAAAATATT